GGTTTCCACCCTGGTCTCGATAAACTTTCGGCTGGTAAGTCATTTTTTATTTCCTCCGTTCTCCGGTGGTTGCCCCGGCGGGACCCCGGAGAGGATCCCGCCGAGTACCCGTAAGGGGCCGGTCAGATTACAGGGGCGGCCGATCCAGGGGATGGCCCTTGATCACGAATGCGGACAGGGGAATCGTCGGACCCGTGCCGGTCTCGGAAATCGTGATCTTGATGAACCGCTTGCCACCGACGTACCCGCAGGAATAGAGGGTGTTGTCCTCCGCGTCGGCATCAATGGTGAAAATGATCCCGCTGGAGGGAGTAACGCCGATGACATCGGCGGCCTCGACCGCCGAATAGTCCCCGGCGACACCGGTTCCGTCATCGTCTGCGTGTTCCAGTTTGCAGGTCCAGTAGTTCGATTCCGACAGGGCGCTTCCCGTCAGCCCGACATGGAAGCCAAGCAGGGCGGAAAGGAATCCGGCGAGATCGACTTCAACCGCATGGGAATCACCGTTCGTGCAGGAAATGGGATCGAGAACGGCGACGGCTTTGGTGATGCTATAGAGATCCTTCATTGCTTTTCACCTCCGATTGTTCCTCAACGGCTTAGGCCGCGATCTTCAAGGCCTTGATCGCCTCGTAATTCCTGATCCCGCCGCCCACGCGCTTCGTCGTGTAAAACAAGACGTAGGGCTTCGCGGTGTAGGGATCCCGAAGCATTCGGATCCCGGTCCTGTCCACGATGACGTAGCCTTCCTTGAAGTCGCCGAAGAAAATGGGGTATTTGTTCGCCCCGATGTCATCGACGTAATCATCATAGGAAATCGGCTTCCCGAGGAGGAGGTCCGAAGCCCCGGCCGTCAGCCCGGGAACGAAAAGGTAGTTCCCCTCGCCGTCCTTGAATTTTCTGACGACGGAGAGCGTGAGGTCGTTCATGAGCCACCGCGCATTGGCACGATAGATCGTCTTCAGGGCATGCTGGAGGTCGATGAGCTTGTCGGCATTGTTCAGAAGCGTTGCATGGCCTCCGGCGATGTAGCCGACCTTCCCCCAGGCATAGGAAGCGTTGGCCACCATGGAATAGGCTGCGATCCCCTTCGGGCGGCCCACGCCGTTTCCGGAAATGAACGCCGTGCCTTCTTTCACGGAAAACGCCCTTCCGAGAAACCGTCCGACCCATCCCTCGACGTCATAGGATGAATCATCGAGGAGGGTCTGCGTGACCGGGGGCTGTGCATAAATTTCCCCGGGGACGATGGAGACTTCCTTGAGGGTCGGGGTATCCGTATTGCTTCTGGTTCCCTTTTCGGTGGCCCATTCCGCGGACTCCCCTCCGACGTCAACGAGTTCCTTGTATTCCGGAATTCCGATGGTCTGGACGTCGCAGATCTGTCTCATTGCGGACTGGTTCTGTGCGACCTCCTTCATGGTCGTCGGGATGGCCTCCGGAACCGTGAAGCCGCCCTCGGTATCGTTGAGGGTTGAGAGTTCGGCCTTGATCTCCAGGTCCTTCAGCCCGGCATCGACACCCTTCCGCATCCAGAGATTGAAGGCTTTGGCGTGCGCGGCCTTCTCCGGATTGATCTTGTCTCCGCCTCCGGCCGGGAATTTGGCGCGGGAGATCGCATCCTCCACGGCATCGATCTGTTTCTTCTTCTCCGAGAGGTCCGCGTTGATTCTTTCGACCTTCTCGACCAAATCGGCGGGGGCGTATCCCTTGGATTCGATGGCCGCGATGCGCCTGTCATTGGCGGCCTTGAACTCCTCAAAGGCTTTGCCGTATTCGTTCAGAAGTTTCTTGAGTTCTTCCATCTCTAATGCCTCCAAATTGAGATAAGGTTGGAAATGTTTTTCTTCAGGTCCTCAACATCCCGCTGATCGCCGGAAGGTCCGCCCCTGCGTCCCGCAAGCGCGGCCAATGTTTTCGCAAACGAACGGCTACCACCTGCATCCCGCAGTGCTCGCTCGATTTCTCTTTCCGTAAGGTCGCGCCCCTCCCGCTGTCCTTCGATGCAGTCGGGGACTTTGGCAAAAATGGACAGGTCGAAGGCCGCCTTCGCCGCCTTGCCGTCGATGATGGAATCGATGAAGCCCTTTTCGTGGGCGTCTTTCGCGTTCATCCAGGTTTCCGCCTTCATCATATCCCGGATCTCCCGCTTCCCGAGCTTCGTTCCAGAAGAATAGACATCGACCATGTTCCCGCTGATCTTTTCGAGGACGTCGGCAATCTCCCGGAGGTCGAACTGGTTCCCGAGCGCGAAGGCGAATGGTTCGTGAACCATGATCATCGTATTCGCGTATGCCTGCCTTTCCTTCCCGGCAAGCGCGATGAACGAGGCGGCGGAGGCGGCCAGGGACTCTATGCGGGTGACGATTTTCGACTTGTGCGACTGGAGGGCGTTGTAGATCGCCATGGCATCGAAAACGTCCCCCCCGGGGGAATTGATTCTGACGGTGATTTTCGGCTGTTTCATTTCCGCGAGAGCCCGGACGAATTCCCCCGCCTCGATGAAGGGCCAGCCGATGACGTCGTAAATCAGGATTTCCGCCCCGTCGTCGGCCGAAGCGTCGACCCTGAACCAGTCCGGCTTGTCCAGAGATTTTCCCCAGAATCGGGCCGTGGCCTCCGCGTTTTTCGCCGTGCGGTATGAAAGTTTCATTGCGTCGCGCCTCCCTCTGCCTGTTTCGGGGATGAATCTTTGACGGTGCTCGTCCTGGTCCGGTATTCGTCGCCGCCGTCGTATGGGTTCCGGTCCTCAAGGTCCCGCGCCTCGTTCGGGTTCAATATTTCAGCGTTGATGCCGATCTGATAACCTTCCATGCGCGTCTTGAAGTCGCCGCGCTGAAGGGCGTTCATGTTGAACTTCGCGTAGAAGCGGCCCCTCTCCTCCGGGGCTATGAGGTCGCGCCGGATCGCGCTTTCATAGGACGGGCAATCGATGGAATACATTTGATAAAGCAACATGAATTGTTCGGACGAAGCGTAGGTTTCTGCCTTGTCCCCAGCACAGACCAGCATGAGGGGGACCCTGTAAAGCCCGCAAATCTGGGCCTCCGTCATTTTCATGAGTTCCAGGAATTGCGCATCGACCAGCTTGACTTCGGGGAAGGTGGCCTTCATGTTCTCGTCAATGAGCATCATTTCCCAGAAGTTTCCGAGGTTTTCGTACTTCTCCTTCAGGGCGGCCTTCCGGTTCGCGTGGGCCTTCGCCCCCAGGACTTCCGGATGCTCGAAAATGACCCCGGGGCGCATCCCTTTTGCGAAGAACTGGGCCAAAAACTTCCAGCCGGCCGACGTAAGGCCCATGGTCTCCCTTGCATACTCGACCGGACTCAAGCCGACGTAACCATTGAGGGTGAAGGGTCGGAGATGAAACACCTGTTTCTGGTTCAGATGCCGAATGTCCCCGTTCGGAAAATGGATTTCGTAGTCGATGCTGTAATCTTCGTTCTGGGTGATGTTTCTGATCATTGAATACGGAATGGGGATGAGTTCCCGGATCGGCCGGCCGGGGAGTCCGGCTTTATAAGCGATGAAGTTCCCGCGGAGAGACACAAGGGCCTCCGCCATGCCCCAGAACTCCGGGGCCGTCATCCAGGAATTCGGCTGGTGGAGGAGCTTTTCGTAAAGGTAGTGGTCTTCGGCCTTCTTCTTCATTTTCCCGTCCGTCTCCATGAGATGACAGGGGAGCCGTTGAATGGTTGCGGACCGCAGGCGGATACATTTCTGAACCGCTATGAGCCGCATGGCTGTTTCGGGATTAACTGAAACGCCGGACGAGGTCGCGTTAGAGCCCATTCCGAGAATCATGCGCTCCAATTCTTGCGGGGACATGGCCCGCGGCCGTCCCATGAAAGCGGAGCCGAGATTCTTGATGTAGTCGAGAATTCTCACTTCATAGCCAGTTCACAATCGGATTGTGATAATGGCTATATGATGGCAAAATTGAAGTTTTGGAGAAACGGACAAAGATGGTCAAAAGGGGACAAATTGGGACAAAAGCGGACAGGCTACGACATTTTTGCTTTCAACCGCCATTCGTCGGCGGTCTTTTTCTTCAGTATCGGATGGCCGGCGGGATCCCGCTTGACAGGAAGGCCCCTGTGAAGATGATAGCGGATCGCCGTCTTCTCGCTCACGCGGAGATAGTTCGATATCTCCTTCCATCCGGTCAAAAGCTCGTTCATGGGCGTCTCCTAAAAACTCATTATTCCGGGTTCGTCGGGGATTTCCTTTCTTCTCGCCTCCGGGTTCATGGCCATGAGCGCGACACAGTTGAACGTCGCCATGAGCGGGTCGATCTTGCCGGTCCCGGATGCCTGTTTCGTGATAACAACGGCATTTCCCCGGGGCTCGCACCTGGCGTTCCCGACACACCACAACATGATGGGCTGGTTTCCGTGAATGAACGTCTTTTCCGCCAACTTGCGTTCAAGGGTCTTGATCGCCCCGTTGAGGCGCCACCCCTGGGGAATTCCGACGATCCGCTCATGCTCGATGGCCAGCTCCCCGTTT